TGGGACTGGAATAGTTTCAAAACCCGCCAGCATTATTGCTCGTGCCGCTGGTGCTTTGGCAAATGCCCCTGGAATAGGGTTATATGCCAAAGCCACGCAGATGGCTGCTAGTGCAGTAGCGTCAATAGCTAAAACTTTTGGTTATTCGCGCCCGAATAATATTTCGGAAATTCAACCGTATCGACCAACGTATATGGGGAATTTAGCTAACACTAACATGCCAGACTCTGCAACAAAACTCACATTAGACGCAAAACAAGAATTGACTTGTGATACAAGAACTTTTGGTCTTGATGGAACAGATGAGATGACAATCAAATCTATTGCCATGAGAGAAAGTTATTTGACACAATTTGGTTGGCAAGTCGCTGATGGCGCGGAAGACTTACTGTGGAATACAGAAGTTTCTCCCGTTATTTGGAGCGAATTGACACCAGCAAGTGTTAAAGAGTATCACATGCCCGCATGTTGTTTTGCTGCTTTACCGTTCAAACATTGGCGAGGTACGATGAAGTTTCGATTCCAAATCGTTGCTTCAGCGTTTCATAAAGGAAGGTTAAAAATCGTTTACGATCCTTCTTTTCCCTTAACCAATGAATATAATACTAACTACACTCATATTATTGATCTTGCTAAAGAGCGGGACTTTACAGTCGAGGTAGGTTGGGGCCAGCAGTGGTCATTCTTGCAACACAAGAATATGACACTGAATGGGGGCCCAATTTACGATACTACTGCACTGGGAAGTGCACCAAATGTTCGCGCAAATGGTATACTTTCCGTGTATGTAGTTAACGAACTTACAGTTCCAAATTCTACAGCAAACAATGACATTAGTGTTAATGTATTTGTTTCAGCCGGAGAAGATTTTGAGGTTGCAAACCCATACGATTTAGACATTCGTGCCTTGTCGTGGTACGCACCGCAAGCTGGCGAGTACACTCCCCAATCGGGTGAGATGTCTCAACCAGATGCTGATCTTACTCCTGATGAATCAGCTCCAATGAAGTTAGAACCTACTGAAACAATGGGACCTACTTTATCCTGCGAGGATCACACACTAGATGTGTTCTTTGGAGATCCTGTGGCCTCTTTTAGGCAATGCCTTAAGAGATATAATTATTTGCATTCTTTGCAATTTGATTCAAACACAGGCTTCAATCGCTGGGTACTAAGTAATTTCCCAATGTATAGAGGTTATGCTTCAGGAGCAGAACATCAAGCAGCAACACCGTCCGACCCCACTCCCTACAACTACGCAAAGATGACGTTACTAAATTATGTGACGCCAGCTTATACGTGCCGGAGGGGGGGACTTCGGTGGAAGTACATGTACAATGGAAGTGTCGTTCGCGGTTCCGATATAATCGGATACATGGGTGTCGAACGAGATCCTTCCACTGGTAACGTGTACGGACAGTCAACAGTCACTCCCATTGGTATTGGGAGTGGATCAATTTCGGAAAGAATCGCTGTTGAACTATCAACCGCTGGTTCTGGCTGGCCCGGGTCACACGTGACCCCGATCCAACAGAATGCAGCCTTGGAAGTTGAATTGCCTTTCTATACCGAAGAACGTTTCGTTCCTGGTAAGAAAGGGAACGTAACTGGTACGGGCACCAGAAATTTCTTTCACGATCTGACTTGTTACATTGACGCGAACTCTTCTTCCGATGTCGCATCGATTCGAGCATATGTGAGTACCGGTGAAGATTATACCCTTGGGTTCTTCACTGGTGCACCAGTCGCGTACTTGCAAAGCGATCCTGCCGCAAGTGCACTCTAGCCAATTCCTGAGAAATAGGAAAATTAAATGTGTATAAGATAGTATAGGCTAGCCTGAGAAGGTAAATAAATATTAATCCATACGGTGACCGTATGGTAGGTTAATCCTGAAGGGAGATACTTAGTATCCCTGGGACTTCGGTCCGCCCCCTTCACGACACCTTCGAGCTGAACGCTCTAGAAAACTATGACCTTGGTTTTCAACCCATGTGGAGCGTTCATCGCTCTGCATGGGAACAATTTTCCCCAGGTCACAAGTTTCTACAGTTGTACTGCTCGAGAAATCGAGAGAGAACGGTCTACAAGAGGTTTTAACATCTTTTATCCTAGCCCATTCCGTTCTC